CTGGAGGGTGTGGCGAGCGTCTACAAAGAGTTTACGGGTGGGGCGGCTATCACCGAGTGGCATGGCGGGCAGATGCTCAAGGGCAAGCAGGGATTGCCCACTTGGCCTATGGGCAAGGCTCCGAGGGTGATGCGGCTGGAGAAGCAGAATCGGTCCACGGTCTTCTTCCACAGCGAGGACAACCCATACAACCCGTGGGACGAGATGAAGTCCAAGCTGGTGGGTGCGCCGATGGGACAAATCCTGACGCGTGCCTACGGCTGGGCGAGTGACAATATCGGCAAGGCCTTTGCGAGGTTCCGGCCTGAGACGCACTGCATACCTAGAAGCAAGATCCCGGATGGTGGGACGCTGTACATGGTCTGCGACCCGGCTGGCAGCCGTAACTGGTACTGCTTGTGGATGCTGGTCTACGAGGATGGCCGGAAGGTGGTGGTGCGTGAGTTCCCGGACTTCACCGGGTATGGCGAGTGGGCACTGCCATCAGAGAAGTCGGATGGGAAACCGGGTCCGGCGCAGACGTTGGAGGCTGGTAGAAGCGTGATCGAGTACCGGCAGCTATTCCGTACTATCGAGGAAGAGATTGGCCGTGGCGAGCCGGTGATGCGGCTGATTGACCCAAGGGCGGGTGGGAGCCCGGCACTCAGCGAGCAGGGTGGTACAACATTGATTGACCTACTGGCCGAGCCTAGCGATCAGGATGACGGCATGGCGTTCATACCAGCGCCGGGCGTGCCGGTGGATCAGCGCACTGCGGCGATCAACTCGGACCTGAGTTACGACGCCACCAAGCCACTGACGTCACTGAACGAGCCGAGGCTCTACGTGGTGGACGACCTGCACAATCTGATCTGGTGCATGTCAGAGCATACGGGCAGGGATGGCCAGAAAGGTGCATCCAAGGATCCGATCGACTGCTTGGGTATGCTGCTTATCTCCAAGATCGAGCATGTGGGTGCCGGTGGGCTGGATAGCTACGGCGGAGGGGGGTATTAGCGTTGCTTTTTCAGGCAAAAGAGACCAAAGGGCTGCAGATGCAATACGCGACGAGCTATAAGACCAGTGGTGATGCAATGGCGCATGTGGGTGACGCGCCGGACGTGGGTGCGCTGAACGAGGAGCTGCGTCGTGCGGCCACGGACTTTGGTCTGGGCACGAGGGTTGGGCAGGCCGAGAACACCCGGTACTGCCGCTGGGACGGTCAGAGCGAGGACGGCAAGAAGTGGAACGATAATCAGCCGAATGGGAAGATGGCTTTCCCTTGGGATGGTGCTAGCGACACTCGGATTCCATTGGCTGACGAGGTCGTGAACGGGCTGGTTGACGTGTGCTCGACGGCCTTCTGGCGCTCGATGCTGCGTGTTGCTCCCACCAACGTGCGGAATCTGGACACCGCGGTGACCGCACACTCGTTGATGGACTGGGTGATGAACCAGAAGCTCTACACGGACATGACCCGTGAGGTGGAGCTGCTGAGCCAGTACTTGTGGACCTACGGATGGGCTGGTTGCCATGTGAGTTGGCAGCAAGAGATCGGGCAGAAGGAGCAGTACGTCACGGTCGAGCAGTTTATGCAGATCGCGGCGCAGAGTCCTCAAGGCAGCGTGCTGGCGGACCTGCCGAACCTTCTGGCGAATCCGGATGCCACCGATCAGTTGGCCGAGCTGCTCATGGCGGCTTTCCCGAATCTCAAGAAGCGCAAGGCTCTGGAGTGCGTGAAGGACCTGCGTGAGGAAGGTGAGTGCGGGATCTACGTGCCGACGCTGGCGAAGAACTCTCCGAGCGTGGCGGCATTGGCTCCCTACGATGAGTTGGCTTTCCCGCCGGAGACGACCGACATCCAGAGTGCGCGTGTGGTTTTTCGTCGTTGCTACATGACCGAAATCGAGGTGATGCAGCATGTCGAGACCGACGACTGGGATGAGGAATGGGCCAAGCAGGCGATTGCCACCCGAGGACGGTTCAGCAACTTCAGCGACTACACCTACACCATTGGGCTGACCAACAACGCGGTGTTGGACCGTGAGAACCTGATCGAGGTGGTGTACGCCTACCAGAAGGCGCTCGATGAAGACGGTGTCCCGGGCGTTTACTGTACAGTATTCTGTCCACAAGTGGGTGATTCGTGGGGCAAGTTCGAGCTGATCGACTACGAGCATGGGCAGTACCCGTTCATCGTGTGGCGCAGCGAGGTGATCCACCGGAAGATCGTCGAGAGCCGAGGCGTTCCTGAGATCTGCGCGACGTGGCAGAACGAGATCAAAGCTCAGCGCGACTCGATCTTCGATTACACGAGCCTCAACACGATTCCGCCTATCCAAGTGCCGAAGACGAGGGGTGGAAACCTGCGTCTTGGGCCTGCGGTGCAGATTCCGGTGCTGCGTCCGGGTGAAATCTCGTTCATGCAGCCTCCTGCGCGTGAGCCGAGTGTTGCGTTTAACCTCATCGCAGCCATCGAGACTCAGGTGGATCGGTACTTTGGTCGTCCTACCGAGAAGGTTCCGCCTGCGCTCACCCAGATGCGGCAGCAACGGCTGGTGAACAACTGGCTGCATGGATGGACCGAGGCGTTCCGGCAGGTCTTGAGCCTCACGTTGCAGTACACTGGGCCGGAAGAGGTGGCTCGTATCACCGGCAGCAACGTTCCTCTGAGCACGAACGTCCAAGAGTTCGATGTTTCGCTGAAGTTCGACGTGAGAGAGCTTCAGACCGACCTTGTGACCGAGAAGCTCAAGGCGCTTTCTAGCCTCGTTCTGCCGCTGGACAGCGTTGGCGTTGTGGATCGCACCAAGTTGGTGGGTCTGGCGCTGCGTGCGATTGATCCGACTCTGGCTAACGAGCTTATCATGCAGGCTGGACCGGCCTCGCAGAAGATGTTCGACGAGACCAACGACGAACTCGGCCTGATGAGCCTTGGCAATCCTCCGAAACTGCGTGAGAACGATCCTACGGCTCAAGCAAGGCTTAACTTCGCGCAGCAGATCCTGCAGGCGAACCCGAAATATCAGCAGCAGGCCCAACAGGATCCGCTCTTCCAAGCCAATCTGCAGAAGTACGTGGAGAACCTGCAATTCAGCGTCCAACAGCAGCAAAACGCGGTCACTGGACGTCTTGGTGTGCAACCCGGAGCGACTCCTCAATGAGAATGACTGACGAACAGCTCAAGATGGCGCTGGGTGGCGTGGGTGAACACGAGCCGGTGCTGCGTGCATTGCGGCAGGTGCTGGGTGAATTGATTGCTGACGAGGTGTCCGCAGCGATCAACTCGGCACTGACTCCGGAGGCGAGGGCATACAACTGCGGGCGGGCGGCTGCTCTATCGGATGCACGCTCGTTCCTCGTGGAGATGGGTCTGAAGCTGGAAGCTCCCCAAGAATAATTGGTTGACGTTATCGATAACGTCGTTCATCAGGGCTTCAGCTTTCTGGGTTTAGCGTTAAACCCTGTCGTAGTATGCCCGACTTGCAGGGCCTAAAAAGCATGGAAGCAACACAAACCGGGGAAGCGACACCCCAACAAAACACGGCACAACCGCTCAACCCGCTCCCGCTCGACACGGTGGCGTTGGCGAAACTGTTGGAGACTCGGTTCTCTGAGACTCCGACAAAAGCTGTCGAGGAACCGGAACCAGCCGCTGCGAGTGCAGATGAGCCGGTTGCCGAGGAGTCAGCGTCCGAGACTGCTGAGACCGGGGAGGCGACACCCGTGGAGGATCCCGCTGAGGAGGAAACCACTCAGCAGACTGAAGACGCTACCGAGGACGAACCGGCTGGAGTCCAGAAGCGCATCAACAAGCTCGTAGCCCAAAAAAAGGAGGCCGCAGCAAAAGCGGAAGCCTTGGAGAGGGAGCTGAATGAGGCGCGGACGAAGCTGGAAGCACTCGAGCAGCAGGCGGCAGTACCGCAGGCGGCAGCGACGACCGACAATCCGTTCTCTGACATCTGGGACGAGGCGAAACTCAGCGATGAGTACCGCAAGGCCCGGGAGTTGAAGAGATGGTGCGAGGACAACGCTGACGGCTGCGAAGTGGGCGGGAAAGAGTACAGCGCGGATGAGATCAAGGCGATTCGGCGACGAGTCGAGGATGCCTTGGATGTTCACATTCCGACGCGGCACCAATTCCTCAACACTTACAAACAAGTGCGGCCAGTTGCGGAGAGTGCGTACCCTTGGTGGAAGGACCGTAGCAATCCGACGTATTCGGAAGCGCAGCAGGTGTTGCGGCAGATGCCACAGCTTGCGGCGTTTCCTGACTACCAGATTGCCATCGGTGACTTCCTTGAAGGTCGGAAGGCTCGAATGGAACGCGAGAAGAGTGCGAAGGTTGCAAAGGCCCCTGTGAAGGTGGCTCCGAAGCAGCCTGCGGCTCCAAAGGCGAGTCCGGTCAAGTCTGACAAGGCCAACGATGCGGCGAGGTCTGCCAAGAAGGCGTTCAACCAAAGTGGGAGCACTGCCGATCTGTCGCGGTTGCTTCAACACACACTTCTAAAAACCTAATACTATGGCATATCTCGGTGTAAACAATCAGGTCGGCGTCCGCGAGGAATTGGCCGACTATATCGCTAACGTCGACGCTAAAAGTACCCCCTTTGTGTCGATGTCTCCCAAGGGGAGGGATCTTGGAAACGTGGTCATGTCATGGCAATGTGACGATTACTCCGCTCCTCAGCTTGGCGGCGTGATCGACGGCACTGACGTCTCCAGCTACACGAACGAGTCGGCCAATCGTCTGCGCGTCACCAACTACGCTCAGGCTTTCCGCCGCAACAGCCGGGTCGGCTTCATCGCCGAGACCCAGAACGTTGCCGGTGCTGCCTCTGAGGTCGCCTACAACGTCGCCAAGCTCCTCGTTGAGATTAAGCGCGACATGGAGTCCACGTTCCTCTGCACCAATCAGGCGGCGCAGCAGGACAACGGTTCCACCAACGCCTACCAGACCGGTTCCCTCGGTAACTGGCTCCTCGGCACCAACAGCTCCAACATTGGTGCTCTTGCCTCTGG